ATTAACTGAATCTTTCCAAGGTATTTTAAAAAAACATAATTTAACTGCTCAAGAATTTGGATCTTTGTATGCAGCAGAAATATCTGAAGCAGGTAAAACTCTTAGAGGAGCAAGAATAGACAAGGACTTAGTTAAAGAATTATTTAATGAATTAACTGAACTTGATAAAGGATTATATACTTTAGGTCGCTCTACAGAAGAAGCAAGAAATATGTTATTTAAACGTGCAGATAGGGGCAATTTTTTAAATTCTATAAACGATGGATTACAAGCATTAAATAAAACTCGTATTGGTTTAATGACAATACAGTTAGCGACAACTGTAAGAAATACATCAAACGGATATTTAAGAAATCATATTTATGGTTTAAACAATTTAAATGCTGGACTAATAAAAACTCTTGCCATAGCTCCTGCAAAAACAATCGCTGGTTTTATTAAGAATCCAACATTTAATCTAACTGACAATCAATTAAAACAAGCAGGTGCTTTTGCTGCCAAAGAAGGAGTAGCTGATTTACAAAACTTTTGGTCATCTTTAATAATGAAGGATATGGTTTTAGGATTGCAAAGCGAAGATACTGCTGTTTTAGTCAAAATGTTTAAAGACAAAAATTTAGGTAACTCTGATAAAGCAATGGAATTATTTAGAGAATTAGGGGACATAGGTAATTCTTCTAGAGCTTTATCAATGGGAGGCAATGGTTCTATAGGAACGCACAATAGTAGATTAATGCGAGGAGCTGCCTATGCGAACATACTAAATACCTATAGTGATAATATGTTTAAAGCTGCTATCTTTTCTAGAGAAATAAATAAGATGATAAAAATAGATGCAGGTAATGTATTTAAAAAGAATGGTATTAAAAATTTAAGTGATTTAGTGGCGAGTGGCAATATGCGAATGATGGATGAAAAGGCATTGGCACAAGGTATGGAACAAGCTATGGATTTTACTTATCAAACGGGTAGATTCAGAGGCAGAAAAGGTGGCTTTAATACACTAGCTGCTGCATTTATAGATGTTACAAGCACACAGTTAGGATCTACATTTGTTCCTTTTCCTAGATACATGGTAAATGCTTTTAGGTTTGCATATGAACATGCTCCTATTTTAGGACTGACAGATCTTGGAACTGGAATATTAAATAATTCTAGAATGACAGATAGAATAGCTAAAAGTCTAACTGGTACTATGATGTTAACTGCTTTCTATGGTATGAGAGAACAGTTAGGAGATGAAACAACAGGTGCATATCAATATAAAAATCCGTTTGGTCATGGGACATTTGATGCAAGAGCGGCTTTAGGTCCTTTCACACCATTTGCTGCTTTAGCAGATTATCTGTATAGATTAGGTAAGCCAAATGGATATTTTGAAAGAGAGCACGGATTTAGATTACATGACAATGAAAAGGTTTCTGAAAAAATAAGTATGAGAGACTTATCAAGTGCCTTAACAGGTGGTGCTTTTGGTAGAGCGGGAGTTAGTTTAGATTTAATGGATGGATTAGTTACTGCATTGACAAAAGAATCTAGTTTAGCTGAAGAGACAACATTAAAAGAAGTGGGAGCTAGGTTTTTAGGTAATTATCTTAGCACCTATACTGTTGGTGCTGGGGTTATAAAAGATATATATGCTATGGTTGATCCCGACTATAGACTTTTAACAGATAATACTGATGTAGAATTTATACCATACATGTTAAAACAAGCCACTAGATCGTTCCCTATGGAAGCACATGCAGACGGTGATGGTTTCTTTCAGAGACCTGCACAAACAAGTCCATATAAACGAGATGGAATACGAAACCATTTACCTTTCTTTAGACAAGTATCAGGTTTAACTCCTATAGAGCCTAGAAATAATGCACAAAAAGAACTAGACAGATTAAGATTAGATTATGTTGAAGTAGCTCCAAGAAAACTAAAAGATCCTGAAGCGAATAGAGATGCTAGACAATATACTGGTTATGCTTTGGATGGCTACTTGACCGAGTATATAAATAGTCCTGATTATCAAAGTTTAGATAATGATGCACAAAAGAAGAAGTCACTAAAAGAAGAAATAGCTAATATAAAAAATGAAGCATTGGCTTATGCATTAGGCGAACAGGATTGGGATGATATAGAAGATATACAAAGAAAGAATAGAGCACGTTTCTTTAGACTACGTAGTTTAGATAGAGAGATTATAGAGAAAAAGTGGAGAGAGCAAAATCCTAATCAAGATATACAGATGGATGATTTTGATAGATTGTTAGAAATAGCAGAAGAATTTGGATTTGTTAAGTAGCCACTAACCTTAATATACCCATCATAAGTGCAGCACATGCAACCCCATTCAAGACTAGTAATGCTCTATCATGCCAGAGATAAGCCATACCAGTTAAACAACCAGTGCCTACGCAGGAGGATACTAAATCGTAGAGGGGAAACACACCGACTGCTCTACAGACTATCCCTGACATGATGAACAATGATCCTGTCCATTTTAAGTACCAAGACAGATCATGAGTTGGAGTTATTTTTTGCATTTAACTCCTTTAACTTTCTTAGCGTAACTTCAGCAATAACTTCTATACGCTTTAAATTATCTATAATCTCTTCCATTCTTTTTGGAAAAGAGTTTTTCTTCCCTTCCATAAATTTTTTAGCTTCGTCTTCTAGACTCATTCCTTATTACCTGTTTAAAATAAGCAGAGTTATAACCTCTCTGCCACTCTCTATGTTGCATGGTCGTTGAAGGGAAAGGATTTACTTTATTAAACTTAAATCCTGTCATGCCCTGATTAAACTGCAACTTCAACGGTGCATCATACTTACCTAGTCCTCGCTCTTGTCTACTTAGTAGCTTTTTCTTTTGCTTCATTAGGAGCATCTTTCTCTGGGGGTCTCTCAAGATATTTTAATATCATTGATAGCCTATCATCATACTTGCCTACCTCTGCAATCTCCTTATCTATGGATGCTTGAATATCAGAATGTTCTCCAATACCCACCGATGTTCTTAAATAAATCTCAACGTTAGCGATATGTTTATTAATATTGCCTACGTAATAAGACTTTAATGCAGCTAGTAACATCTCTCTCATTTTATCTTCCTTCTATATCGACTATCTCACAAGCTCCTGCAACACATGCAAGATCTTTACTCCCGGTGGTTGTATCCTCTTTCTCAAATTCTTTTAACATACTCCAATCTATAGCAGTGGGCATTTTTTTTGTCAATTTATTATACTCTTTCTCTGATATATCTTGGTATGGTGCTTGTTTGTAAGTATGTTCACTGAAAGGTAAAAAAGATATACCTGATACTTCGTCAAAGTTTTCATACACCCATGCACCCACAGACATCCACTCATGTTCTTTTACAGATATAGTTACAGATGGTTTATGTTCACACCAATGCCTCTGAAAGATTAGCCAATAGTCTAACTGCTCAATAGCAGTCATTTCAGTTCTAGTAATAGCACCTTCGGGTGACTTCATGGGAAAACTAAATACAGAAACACTATCAGATTTACTCATATCAGGCTCTATAGGTATACCTACTTGTTGCATAAACTGTGTTAATGGGTCTTTATTGTCTCCACGTACAGTTCTGATATAATAAGGATTATGTCTTGCGTGAATACCACTAGCACTATCAACTAATTGTGAGACAGTTCCTGATGGCTTAACACAAGTAATAGCAGTTGATTGTGGTATCCCTAAATCTTTAGCTATCTTCTTATTTGTTTCTACTGCTACAGTTCTTAACTGCTCTAATACACTTTCTAATTCATGATGATTAGGTCTAAGTATAGGGCAATCAATTATACCTGTTAATGATACACCTAACAATCTTTCTTCTTCAGTGTTATCTTTCCATACCTTACGTAAATATTTAAAGTCGGTTAATGTTGATTGGAAAGTTCCTAATATTGTAGCCATGCGAACTTTTTCTTTTAGGGATTCTAAATCATCTGTAACTCTGCAAACAACTTCCGTTAGATTACAAAACTGATAAGGTCTAAGTATTATTTCGCTACAAGGATTACAACCAAATTGATGATCGGAATTACGTCTACCATTCTCCTCTACTTTCTTTTTAGCAGATTCTCTGTTAAATATACCACGTTCTCCTGACTTTGATTCATACAAAGCAGTCCATTCTCTCATGAACGTACCCATCTCAGGCTTGTCTTTATATGCAACAGAGTTGTTAGCTAGTGATCTTTGTCCTTCTCTTTTAATATTTCTTTCAGGTTCATCCCACCATTCTCCTGATTTTGCATGTCTCATTTGATCATCGCCAAGATTAGATAAAGAAATAAGAGCAGAACGTCTAACACCACCCACAACTACAACTTCACCTATCTTGCACATAATATCGTGACATTCTATAGGATAGAGTCTTCTGCCCTTTGCACCTTTGAATTTTTTAATACAAAAATTAAATAGATTCTCTAATGGAGCAGGTCCTGATGCTCTACCACCAAATGTTTTTAGTCTTGCACCCGATGGTCTTACTTGTGAAACATCCCATGTAGGTATTTGACCTACATAAAGCATGGCTATCATTTCTCTTAATGCTTTTGCCCATCCGGGTCTGCTATCTCCAACAGTTATAACTGTATCACTATCTTCAAAATGTTCATTGACAATAGGTAACTTATCTACATTTTCTCTTTCAACAGAGAAGCCAACACCAGTACCACACATTAATATGTACATGCATTCATCAAAGCTACGAGGACTATCAACAGGTATGTAACTACAATTATAACCAGCAACATGGCATCTATCTAAAGCTATACCTGCAGTCATCAAAGCTCTCATGCTAGGCATAACACCTAATGAAGTAATCATATCAGACATCTTTTCTTTTAATGCTTTTGTTACAACATAGTCATGCTTTGTTTTTAAATGTTTTTCCATGTAATCAAAATATCTGTCAACAGTTTCAATCCATGTTTCTCTACGTTCTTCATCATCTTTCCATCTAGCATATCTAGATAAAGCAATAAAGTTTTGATAATCCGTTGGCAAATAGTTGTTTAACATTTAAATCTCCTCTGTCGTTATTCTTAAATTGGTTATTTTTAAACCATCAACTTCATGTATTATATCTTTTAGATAATCCTCTATCTCTGCACCTAAATTACCATCAGCAGGTATTGGATATTCTTCGTGATCTACTTTTAAAGTAAGTATTATTCTAACTCGTGTCATCCCTTTTTATTTCTATTAATTTATTGAGATACCACAGTGCTTTTTCTAAGTCTTCCACACCATTTTTATATCTGTATCTCCAAACATATTTGAGGATATTACCTTGTAAGTAATACTCAGATCCACCGTCTGTGGCTGCCATTATAGCATCAATGGTCTCAATTCCTGCTTTATTATAATGAGGTGGATGATTAACCATATCCATAGTCTGCTTATGATCAGACTGTTCTCTTGCTTGTTTTGCTTTCATTTTCATGTACTCTATATGTCTTAACAATTGTCTCTCTTTTTAGTTTTAAAATTTATATAAATTATATTACTGTTTTTATCTCGTTTTACAAACTTTTCTTTTACAAAAGACTCTAAAAAGTTTTCCATTTTATTTAATAGTGTAGGATCTAGATCCATTATAGGTACGGAAGAGGCTACTAACTGTGATAGATGCATTAAACTAGCTCTGCTTTCATCATCTAACTTTGAATCAGGGTCTGCTATTATATTTAATATTACTTCACCAGTCCAATATGTCCCTTCTACTTTTGGTACTAACTCTATATATACTGCGTTTGGATTTCTTTTATATATCATTGTATCTTCCTTCCTTTAAATTTTATAAACTTTGAATGTTTGTTTTTCCCTTTTTCTTTTAACCAATCTTCAGGTATAATTCTGTCGTAATATCTAAAACCATTTTTAATGCACCACTTAGCACAAGTTGTTTTTGATCCTTTATATATTTTAGATTTACTATTGCTGAATACAAATCGTATATCTAATTTAGGATGTTGTTTTTTTATGGCTAGATGTTTTCTCCTTTCTGAAGCTAAGAATCTTCCCTTTGATTCTATTATTATACCATTGTCTAAGATGAAGTCAGGAATATAAGTACGATAACATAAATCTTCCCATTCTATCTTTATGCTTTCATACTCAAACTTAGCTTTAATAGTTTCTAGTTTGATAGCTATACCGTACTCTAAACTACCTTTATAGCCATTCCTTTTGGCTACTCGTGTTCTCGTACTAGCATTCACTTACTTTAATTTCCAAATCCTACTAGCATCTTCTTTAGCTTTGTAAGACCACATCCATGAATCTATGTTAGGAAAGAACAAGGATGCTATGTAATATTTATCTTCACTCAGAGATAATAACTTTTGAATACTCAATGCTACTGTTTCTAATTGATTCTTATATAAAGATAAATCCTTTAAACTAAACTTCTTAAAATCTTTTGGACTAGCAAAAAACAAATCCACTTTCTTTTTAGGATAAGCCATAGAATATAAAGCCATCTGCCTTTTCTGTGCCTCTGTAGGCTTAGAAGGCATTCTAGTTGTGGTCTTTAGATCAACTATTGTATCCTTAAATAAAAAATCAATGTAGCCTAATATAGGTATAGGTAAATCATCAAATTGTATTTCTACTTTTTCTTGATAATTTTCTAATTTTTTATATTTAAAATTTTTATCTATTACTTCGCCAAAGCTAGGTAATATCTTTCTTTCCTTTTGAACTTTCTCATCATTAAGATCAAACCCTGCTTCGCCACATAGACCCACAAACTTTGTATCTAGTTCTAAGAAATCAAAAGAACCCTTCTCATACTTCTGTGCCAACACATGCTCTGATGCAATGCCTCTAATAGCACCCGCACCACCAACAGACCTTATCCCGAATAGATATCTCATTATCCATTGAGGTGGATCTGTTATGTAGGTGTTGATGCTACTGGGAGACAGATGACTTATGTTATGTGTCTTAAAGGGGTTGTTAGACCTCACTTGACTTCTTCTGTATCAATATCAATAAAATCTTCTACAGTGTTCATCTCTTCAGGACTAACTTCACCTTGTCTTTTCTGAACATTAGAATCCCATTCTTTGCATACCCAATCGTTAAAACCTTTGACAAATAAATTAAACTCACCAAACAATTCTTTATCTTCATCGTTAATGTCAAAGTTTTCAGTGTAGTCAACTTCAACTATAGGTGTGTAAAATGAACTACCATTAGGTAATTGATTTGCATGTGTGCCATTTAAATGCATAGCATGTTGAATAGGTAATCTTGATTTCTCTGATAATTCAGAAAACATATCACCGAATATTTTAAAAGCATCCTTGTTGTCAACTTCCCAAATGAAAGGAGAATCTGTTAAGCCTTCAACAGGGATGCCTTTTTCATCTACAGGATTATCCATAGATACTGTACCAAACAAGACCCTTACCCTCTTGATCTGTCTTATTAAATCTTGAGTACTCTTAGGTAAGGCTTGAAAGTCTTCAACATAACCTGAAGGTTTGCCACAGTTGAACCGACCTGTATTATCTTTCAGATCAATGTTAAGACTATCTGCCATGATGGTTCTGTGGAAAGAACCTTTTTTCTCTCCACTTTTAGCACCAGCATTTGCAACATATCTTTTTAGCATGAAACGCTGCATGAAAGGTCTTATGGTAATATTCTTTGAGAAAATATAAAAAGAAGAATCTTCGCTTACAACTTCCAACCTATAAGCTCCACCCTCAACAACCTCGACATTTGAGAGTTTACCATTGACCTCTGCTTTACCCATAATAGGTGAGTGCCAAATTCTTAATCTATTTAGTGTGCTAGTTTTTTTAGGTTGCTTTTTCTCTGTAGCCATACCCATTGCTCTAGCTAAATCTTCGTAGTTATCTACATTTATATTTGATAATTCTGTCATTGTAACTCCTTTAAAAGTTCTATAGTTATATCAAGAGACATCTTTTGTGTCAAGCCAATTGTCCCCAATCTTTGCTTCTAATAATAATGGCACATTGAAGTCAATACCGTAGTGTTTATCTATGAAAAATTTCATATTTTTATTTACGTAATTAATTATCTCCAAGACTATATGCTCTTCATTTGGATGTATATCAATTACAATTGAATCATGCACCGTATTAACAATACATGAATTATATTTATCTAATCTCTGATCTATTTCCATAAGTATTAGTGGCACAATGTCAGCAGTAGCAAAACTTTGTACTGGGTAGTTCTTAATCTGTGTAAAGTTAGTGACTGTGCCATTTGTTCTTCTTTTTACATCCGGGAATGAAAACTCTCTGCCTGATGGTATTTTTATCTTCTGTGTCTCTATAGCCTCTTTAGCCAATCGGGAATGCCAAAGTGCGATGTCTTTGTACTTTTTTGTGAACTGTTCATAATATTTTGCTTCAGAAGTCGTTCTCCCAAATCCTGTTGCTCCATAGAGAGGGGCAAAGGTGTGAGCTTTTGCTTCTTGCCTAGTAATCTTCTGCCCTGATTCCGTAATGACAGAAGCAGTATACGCATGTACGTCAAAACCATCTTGTATCTCCTTCATTGCTATTTTATCTTGTGATAAGTATGCTGCAGTTCTAAACTCTAACTGTGCAAAATCTGCTTCTAAAATCTTTCCACCTTGCCATCTAGAAACAAATACTTTCTTAACAGGAAATGTACCACCCCTAGGCATGTTTTGCATATTAGGATCTGCACCACTAAATCTTCCTGTCGATGTTCTATGTTGTAGTAGTCTTACATGTAGCATTCCATCTTTCTTTGTGTGTGTTTTTATACCCTCTACAAATGAAGATAAGTATGAATCAAGAGAAGACAGTCTTTGTATGTCACTTAGAAAATTAAATGCTGGAACACTGTCATTTCTTTTAGTTACATGTTGCAATACCTCTAACATCTTTTTGTTAACACTAAACCCATTAGCACTAACCCATTTTACATTGGGTGGATTAAATTTAAATCCTGCTACTTTTCCCAAAGAATTAAAAGTATAGCCGTTCCCATTGCAATTAGTACATTTAGGTAATCTAGCATAAAGAGTTCCATCCTTTTTAACCTTTCTTATCAAGCCTGATCCCATACAAACACTGCACTTATGTGCCTTTGTCTTGTAAACTATATCTGTGTTTTCATTTATCTTATGTTTAAACTCAGTCTTTTCCATTGAATGTAAAAAATTATTCATCCAAGTTGTTTTATCTTTTGGCTTACGACTATATAAAATCCAAGACATTTGTTCTGGACTATTTAAATTAATAGGTGTATCGCCCATAAGTTCTTTTACTTGTACTTTTAATCTTTGCTCTATCTCAATCTTCTCTTTCTTAAATTCCAACTGAACAGAATCAAGTGTATCAGTATCAACTTTAAATCCTCTACGGTAAATCTTAGCAAGTGCAACAGATACTCTATTAGTAAATATTACAGTGTTCATTAAGCCTGCATCACTTGGACTGTTTAGCCTTTTAATCTGTCTATCACTTAGTTGTTGAGTTGCTTTTAAGTCAGCTAATAAATATTCAGTTAGTTCATCTCTAGGTATCTCATCAGTGGCATACCCTTTGGCAAAGTAGTCTTTCAAAGTGTCTTGTTTCTTAGTTTCAAGATCATATCTTTCTGCACAGTCTTTCAAGTGAAGTGGTTCTTTGATACCTCTCTGTAATACGTACTCTGTAAGCATTGTACAAAAGACTGGACCATCATACTTAAACCCTGATTCCCATATCCACATTAGATCATAGGCGATATTGTGTCCTATTAGGATAGTAGTATTGTCTAGTAATTCTTGTACGTTATTTTTCTCTTCAGTGTCCATATTAAATAGATAGTGGTTTCCACGATCATCAAGGCAACCTACCATAACTAATTTATTAGATGGCTCAAATGGATCTAAGTGCATCTTGCCATCTCTTTTGACTACTGTATTTTCTACATCTAATGTTAGTTTCATTCTAACCTCTCCTTCAATTTATCTATTGCTAGATTGTAACAAGTTGCCCTTACAGTATAATTGTTTGAAGGATCAACTTCCCCTTTTTTTAAATACTTAGCTTCATAAAAATAATCAGCTTTCTTCATTGCTCCGAGATACCAACCAACACTAAAGTCTTTCTTAACTCTAGTGAAAGCATAGTAATCACAGTCTTGTTTAGCATTGTATTCTGTAATGCTACATTCATAATGTGGTAATGGTACAACACTAGTTTGTTTTGTTTTAACATCGACTTTGTGTCCATCTATAATTAAATCATACTCGTATGTATTTAACCAATCACCACCTAAAACTTGAAGAACTATTTGTTCTCCTATAAAACCTGCTAGATTACCACCACCATTTAATATGGAGTTATTTAATCTACCAACTTCAATTGCCTTCTCTCTTGCCTTTACAAACATATCGTTTGTTACATTTACTTCAATCAAGATTCATATCTTCCTAATTTGTAATTCAACTCACAAGTTATAACACCATGCCAACCTGTAAGTTTATTCTTTACAATATTAAGATGCCTTTGTAAATCTTCTACATCTCCATCCTCTTGCTTGGGTGGATTTTTAGCTATTAATATCATAAGATCTGCTTCTGCAGCTTTACCAGTCCTACTACCTTCCATCATTGATTGATTAAGTAGAACCTTACCTTCTGCATCAGCAGACAGTTGAGACATATAAAACACTGCACACTCATGTTGCTTTGCTATCTGTCTCGCATGTATAGCATTCGCTTTCAGTGATTCATCTGCTCTTGCAAAGCCTTGTGTCCTTGCAAATTTATCTCCCATATCAAGCAGTACTACATCAGGTTTGTATGATTTACATACACTTTCAACCCAAGACATATCACGACCAGTAGCATCTTTGATTTTAATTTTATCTCTAATGGGAGCATATAGATCTCTAGCTTTAGATGGGTCTCTTTTAACTTGTTGCATTGTCATGCCAGTAGCTGCAGTTAGATATCTAGCACCAACTCTATGTGATCCTTCTTCATTACAAAGCACAATACAACTAGCACCTTGATGTGCTAATCCATTAGGCGATGCAATCATACTCGCATGAAATGATGTCTTACCAGTATTAGGTCTCGCACCTATCTCAATCAGATGTCCAGCATTTACACCACTAATCATTCTTGTGAGTGGGGGTATATTGAAATGCCACCTAGCCTCTAGATCATTTTTAGCTAGTAATGTCTCAATACTTATGTCATCCCATTCTACATTTAGATCCGGGGTGAAGTCATCATTGTATTGTTCAAGTAACAATCTCAATGGCTCAAGGCTAGTCTGTATTCCATTTACGTAATCGAATCCTAAGTTAGCCACATCTTCACCTATAACTTGTTGGAACAGTTTCGATAACACCTCTTGTGCTACATCATTGCCTAACGGTTGTTCTTTCTTAATTGATTTGAATAATAATGAGTAGGCTTGTTTCTGTGCAGTTGTCATCGATGGATGACTAGTCATGAATAGTGCTTCTATTTCATCAGGTGTAACAGTTCTCTCATATCTGTCCATTGCTGAATCTATTGATTGTTTAATTTTCCTTGAATCTTTACTAAACAATCTGTCTGGACACCTTGCTCCTTTATGATCATCATAAAATTGTTTGTCCATCAAACTTCTTAATAATGCTAATTCCATATTTTACTCCTTCGGGGTTAGGTTATATAAATTAGTTATATCTTGTTTTCGTGAATACTTTAAATCATCAGTTAATCTTAATACCTTAATGTTTTTTACATATCCTCTCAGTTCTTTTGCAAAAGCAAAAATCTTAGGCATAGCATCGGGGTCAAGTGCTATAATTATTGTAGAGAATTGTGAAAGAAAATCCTTATGTTCTTCCGAGAGTGAAGTACCAAGAATAGCAACCCCGACGAATGCATCACTACCAACAACGGCAGCACTAACACAATCCTCTACAACAACACCGACATTACCACTGCCATAATAATAAGGCAAGGGATTATTTCCGTATCGTTTCCATTTAGGTAGTCTTGATGTTAATGCTCTTCCAGTCGCATCTACAATTTTATTGTTTTGTTTCACAAGGAACACAACCCTATCTTCTTTTACATCGTAGTGTAAATCAAGTTTGTTAGGGTCTAGATTCCATGTGTTACAGAAGTCAATTAGTTTTGATCTATTATTATGGGGGACAATATATTCGGGTAACACAAAGGTTGTGAGTGGAGGAGAGACACTATCTTTCTGTGATTGATGCAGTCGAATATCATCAGCAGAGAGTTGTACCCTTGTGTTACCACTTATGTTACAAGAAACCTTGTAACAATTCCAAACTAACATTCCCATATTATTAGTAGCAGTAAATGTTTTATAACCATTACAAATGGGACAGTTAAGTCTCTTGGTATGCCCTATAGGTATATCTAAGTCTAACATATACCCCCGGACAACGTTAATGTCTTTTATCATAACTTTAAAAATCCGTCAATTTTTTTCTTGCATCTAGTGCAAAGTTAGCAGAAGTGAAAGTATTTTTCATGTAAGGCTTTACACTTTGAGGATTAGCATGTCCCGTTACAGACATGATATTGCCCATCGATACTCCAGCATCTACCATTTCAGTTGTACCTGTCCTTCTAAGGTCAGATAATCGTAAATTTTCAGACAATCCCGCTTCATTCATTATCTGTCTACCTATGAAAGGTAGTTTAGTGAGCGAATAAGGCTTGTACAGACCCCTTCTTGGTTTAGGTCTAGGGGTAACATACCTCTGAAAGCCAAAGTCCTCTCGTTGCGACTTTAACATGTCATTAAGATCATCAGCTATAGGAAGAAAAACTTCTGCTCTTCTTTTAGATTGAGTGATATGTGCTTTCTGATTATCCAAGTCTAAACTTTCCCATGTTAATGTTCTCATATCTCCTAGTCTTTGACACCATTCATATGCCATGTGAACAATCAGACCTATACTTCTATACTTAAAATCAGAATAGGCATGATCTAAAAACTTTCTCACATCCTCTTTTT